TCTTCGCCCGTTAGCGGCGGCTCGTTTCGAGCGTCGAGCGACCCAGCGGGGTGCAGACGGGCGGCGCGCGGCACGGTCAGCGGCGGCCAGCAGAGCGGGAGGCGAAGACGGCGATCTGCTAGGCTCGCGAGGCGTCGAACCTTTGCCGGATCATCGATCTGCACCATCCGGGCGTGACATCGAGCGAACTCGGCGGCAGGCGATTGCCTCCAGCCGGTCGAGAGCCGGTTCGTCGGCGTCGGGCCCAGCGATCGTCGACCTCAAGCGCGACTTTAGCCGTGCGGCCAGGTCCGGCTCGCCATCGGCTGTCCCGTCACCAGCCGTCCCGGCGGCCAGTACCCATCGGTCGCCACTAGCCGCTCGGCCGTGCTTTGCCCTTCAGGCTTGCCCACGATCGGCGTCGCCGACGCTCGGGACAGCGCCGAGGGGGCACCGCGTCGAGCGTCCCTAGCTAGCGTCAGCTGCGGCACGACGCTCGTCCGATCCTATGTGAGGGGTGCAATTCTCGCAGTGGTGCGACATGTTGCGACGGTCGTAGACTAGCCATGTCGCCCCGCCGCGGGCGGCCACTGTCACGCCCGCGACGGCTGGGCGAGCGGCGTGAACTCGCTCTCGCGGCCCGCGATGGTGCGCGCGGGCGACGTCGCTGCCGATTAGCCGGCGCTAGCACAAAGGGGGAACATCCGGTTCCGCGCGTCGGCCAGCCGCCCGCCTAGGCCAGCTGATCACTGGCCATGCTGACAACGCGGAAGTTGCCCGGCACGCGCGGCAGGGCTTCCCAATCGCGCCGCAGGGCGGTCGCGTGGCATCTACGGCATCGCGGCGGCGGGCGGGAGCACGAAAGCACGAGATGGCTGGCCGGGGCGCTCCATCGGGTCCCGTGCGTCGAGCCGGATGACCCCGCCGGGCGTTCATGCACGCCTGTGCAGCCTCGCACGGCCGGCCGCAGTGGCGGCTAGGTGACCACGCCGATCGCCGGCGACGCGGTCACAAGTGCGTACCGGCGCGGCGGCGTAGACGGAGCAGCGGCGGCCACCAGGCGTCGCCAGAACCGCTGCGGAAGGGCGCGTCCGACTGGTGCGGCGCGTTGCCGCAGGGATAGCTGACAACGGACGGATGCAGCCCCGGAAGCCGAGTGGCGACTGAGCCAGGATACGGCGGTTCGGAACTCGCGGCGCGGCCAGCCGCACGGCGACTATCGATGGAGATACAGCCGGATCGGAGGGGCGAACGTCGTTCGGGGGTCGCCCCGTCAAGACGTTGATGGTGAGAACGAAAGCGGTTCGCCGCGCGGGAAGGAGGTCGATTACGCGGGCGCGAGAACACGCCGCCCAAGCTAGACGCGGGACGGCATTTCTGCATAGCCTGTCCGTGGGTGTGACAGCCCGGACCGAGATAGGCAGCCTGCCGATTGGCGTCGGCACACTGTCGAAAGTTGAGAGCGTGGATTGGCGTCCACGGCTCACCGACGACGTACGTCGGGAGCGGGGCGCTATGCAATAGCCTTTCGGGGTAAAAACGCTCCACCGGTCTCTCGGCCGGCTGTCACTCTCCCGGCACCACGTCCGCCACGTGGAGAGGCTGTGACAGGCCACAACCGAGAGTAGCACCATGGGGACAGTGACACGCCTACCGGGCAGATATGCCGTCGACCCCGGCATATTCGCCGCACAACAGCTTTTCGCCATCCTGGGGCATGACGGGTCCGGCGATCTGATCGATGCGCTCCTGGAGGCGATGGACATCGCCGACGGGGACGCGGACCTGGAGCCGGCCGGCGACGAGCAGGATGAAGACGGCGAGGCGAGCGACTGGAGTTGGCCCGAGAGCTACGGCGAGGGCCTCGCCGAGCGGCTCCCGACGCTGGCGCAGATCGAGGACGCCGAAGACGACGATCCGGCGGAAGATGACGATCCGCTCGGGCCAAACGAAGTTCCGCCGACCGATGATGCTGGCGAAGGTGCACTCGACGACTATGCCGAACGGCTCGACGCGGTCACCAGGCGGCGAGCGCATCGTCCAAGGCTCCGCCCTCGCCGCCGGCCGCCGACGCCGCCTATCGCCGGTCCGCGCCAGCCGCGCACAACCGGCCGGGTCATCGGCTGGGAGCGCGTCGCGCACCTGCCCGAGGGCGAGCGCATCCGTTGGCTGAAGAGCCGGCGGCGGTGGGCACGATGACGGACGGGCAACGCCGCCGCGCCGGGCGCGGGCGTCTGCACCGGCAGGCCGTAACCGAATTGACGGGAACGGCGCCTGCCGGCGGAGAAGCGGCGCGGGAGAAAGGCGCGCCGGGTGCCGATGGCTGGCGCTGGGTCAAGGTCGACGACGCGCCCGCGTTGCTCCGCGGGCCAGCCGCCATCGGCGGGCACTTGGGCATCCTGCCGCGTCACGTGGAGCACCTGGACCGCCAGCGTCACCTGCCGACGTTCCGGCTGCCGCACGATAGCGCGCTGTTCGCCACCGCGGCAGCGCTCGACGACTGGCGGCGGCTCGACGCCGTCCAGCCGCTCTTGAAGTAACCACTGCGCCCCGCTCGCCGGGCGCGGGCGGGGCCTATCCATAGGATCATGGACATGGCCACACGACCGAACGACGCCGATCTGCTTTATGGAATGAAAGCAATTGGCGAGCATATCGGATTAACAGCTCGCCAAGCCGAGCACCTCGTTTCGCATGGCGAGCTGCCATCCTTCAGGTTGTCAACGACAGTCTGCGCTCGCCGATCGGCGCTCGATGCGCACTTCGCCTTCGCCGAGGCGTCGGCTCGCCAGTCGCGCAAGGCGAAAGATGCGCCAGCCGAGCCCGCGCGCGCGGACGAGTCTCCCGCCGCCCCTGCGGCGGTCCTGTACGGCCATCGCGCCATCGCGGCGCACCTTGGGCGGCTGGTCGCCGACGTCGCGCAGCTCGACCTGCAGCGCCGCCTACCGACCTATCTCGACGACGGGTGCACGGTCGCCAGCACCGCCGCGCTCGACGCGTGGCAGCGCCTCACGGGAGCCGGCGCGTGATCGGCGGGGCATTGCACCCCAGCCGCCCGGCGGCGACCGTGCCGGCGTGGCACGCGGCGGACGACGGGGACGCCCTGTTCGGCATCGAAGCCATCGCCCGGTATCTGGCGCTGCCGTTTCTCGACGTGCGCACGATGATCGGTATGCGATCGATCCCGACGGGGAAAGCCGGCCGGTCGCACACGGCGCGGCGGTCGACGCTGGCGCGCTTCATGCTCGACCTCGAGCGGCGCGACGTGCCGGCCGAGCAGATTGGCCCCGAGCCTTTCGACGTCGGCGGGGATGATGCGCTCGGCCTGCTCAGCGGCCAGCCGGCCATCGCGGCCTATCTCAGCTGCTCGTGGGCAGGCGTCCGGCACCGGCGGGCGGCGCTCGACCTGGGCGTCTTCTGGATCGGCAAGACGCCGTTCGCGCGGCGGGCATCGGTCGACCGCTGGCAGGCGGCGAGCGCGGGCGAGAGCCGGTCCAGCCGGCGCTTGGCGACGATCCATGCCGGCCGGGTCGCGCTCGCCCAGCCGGGCGCGCTCGTCGGGGCCAAGGCGGTCGGCGAGTACCTGGGCGCGCCGCCGCAGGCGGTGTTCCGGGCGATCTACGCGGGCAGGCTGCCGGCCTACCGCGTCGGCAAGGGCTGGGCGGTCGACCCGGCGACGATCGGGGCGCGGGGCGACCAGCCGCACGGGGAGAACCGCCATGGCCAGTGTTAGGCCGCGCGAGTGGACGTCGCCCGACGGCACGCTCAACCGGAAGTGGGAGGTTCGGTACAAGGACCCGACCGGCTCGTACCGCGGGCGCATGTTCGCCCGGAAGAAGGAGGCAGACGCCTACCGCCGGCAGGTGGAGAACGAGCTGGCGAGCGGCGACCACATCGCACCGGCCCAGAGCAACACCATCGCGGCGGCGACGGTGCTCTTCCTGGAGGAGGTCGACAACAAGGTGGCGATCGGCGCGTTCCGGCCGTGCACCGGGCGCAACTATCACGCGGCGTTCCGGCGGCATGTCCTTCCGCTGATCGGCGACCGGTTGATGCTCGACGTCGATGCTGCCGATATCGAGCGCTGGTACTACCAGGTCGTTCGGTCGAAGCTCATGACGCCCGTCTTCGCCTATAGGCGGCTGTGGTTCATCAAGGCGCTGTTCGACTTCGCCATTCGCCGCAAATGGGTCCGCAAGGGGGTGAACCCGGCGGCGGAAGCCATGGCGGCGATCGGCAAGCCGGCCGAGGCGAAGATCGATACGTTCGACCTCGCCACCGTCCGGCGGGTCATCGAGGTCGCCAGCGAACGGACCTATCGCCGTCACCAGCGCCAGCACGAGATGACGCAGATCGCGGTGCACCTTGCGGCCTTCTGCGGCTTGCGCTGGGGGGAGATATTCGGCCTCACCCTGTCGAATATAGACCTCGCCAACCGCGTGGTCCGCATCCGGCACAGCCTGGACGGGCTCGGCAATCTTCAGGAGCCGAAGACGGCGGCCGGCAACCGGGACGTTCCCCTGCCCGGCCATATCGCCGAGCAGCTGACCGCCTTCATCGCCGCGTGGATCGTGCCCAACGATCGGGGCATCGTCTTCTGCACGGACAACGGCACTCCGATGAAGGCGACCAACTTCCATGCGACTGCATGGCGGCCGCTGCTCCGCCGGGCCGGCGTCGTGGCCACCAGGGGGCCGTGGTTGCGGTTCCACGCGCTGCGCCACTTCGCGGTCAGCTGGATGATCGAGAACGGATGGCCGATCACCGACGTCTCGACGATGATCGGGCACGCCAACGTGGCGATCACGCTCCAGGTCTACGCGCACGTCATCAAGGGCCGCAATCAGACGGCCGAGGCGATGCAGCAACTGGCCGAGCGATTGCTCGCCGAGGCGGCTCCGCGGCGTGTCATTGCCCTGCCAAATCACACGGGAGTGACGCACGGGAACGCCGCTCTTGAGTTATCAATGGCTTAAGACGTTCATAAACACCCCTGCCCCATGCTGCTCGTGCAGCCGAAGGAAGACGCGGCCGAGCAGTTCAGCAAGGAGCGGATCGGCCCGCTGATCAAGGCGACGCCGGCGCTCCGCGCGCTCATCGGCACGGCGAAGACGCGCAGCGCCGACGAGACGCTGACCTACAAGAGCTTCCCCGGCGGCTTCCTCGCGCTCGTCGGCGCGGGCAGCCCCGACAACCTGGCCCGGCGTCCGGTACGCGTCGTCGCCTATGACGAAACCGACAAGTACCCGATCACGCGCGAGGGCGACCCGATCGACCTCGGCGACGAGCGCCTCGCGACCTTCGCCAACTGGCTGTCGCTGCGCGCCTGCTCGCCGACGATCGCCGAGGAGAGCCGGATCGCGGCGAGCCACGACGCCGGCGACCAGCGCCGCGCCTCGATAGCGTGCCCCGACTGCGGTCACCGCATGTTCCCCGACTTCTTTGATCACGTCGAATGGGAAGGCGGCAAGGACGGGGAGCCGCACCGGCCGGAAACCGCGCGCATCTACTGCGAAGCGTGCGGCAGCGGCTGGAGCGAGGGGCAGCGCCTGCGCGCGCTGGCGACGATCCAGTGGCACCAGACGCGGCCGTTCGATCACTGCGGCGAGCGCCAGCAGCCGCTGGAGGCGTACAAGGCGGCGTGGAGCGCCGCCGCCGTCGATCCGGTCGGCGCAGTGTGGGATTGGTGGAGCGGCCCGCGGCATGCCGTCCACCGCGCCAAGTGCGCGCATTGTGGCGAGTGGGCGGTCCCGAACGAGCATGCCTCGTTCCAGGCGGGCAAGCTCTACAGCCCCTGGCCGCGCGACACGCCCGATCGGATCGCGAGAAAGTGGCTCGCGGCGCAGGACGATGAGGACAAGAAGCAGGCGTGGTGGAACACGCAGGCGGGCTGGCCCTACCGCCGCCACCAGGGACGCGAGCTGAAAGTCGAGACTCTCGCCTCGCGCGGCGAGGTGTGGCCGGCCGACGTGCCCGACGGCGTCGCCGTGCTGACCGCAGGGATCGACGTCCAGGACTATCGCATCGAGATCGAGATCGTCGGCTGGGGCCGGAACGAGGAGAGCTGGTCGATCGACTATGAGGTGATCGACGGCGAGTTTGATCAGCCGGCGACACAGGCGGCGCTCGACGCGTACCTGATGCGCGTCCGCAAGCGCGCCGACGGCCGAGGGTTTGAGGTCGCGGCGGCCTGCATCGACTCCGGTGGCCACCACACCGAAGCTGTCTACCAGTTCGCCAAGGCGCGCCTCGGCCGGCGGGTATGGGCGATCAAGGGCGAAAGCGCGCGCACCGGCCAGCGCAACCCGGTGTGGCCGGTCAAGCGGCCGCAGGCGCGATCGAAGAAGAGCTTCCGCCCGGTAATCATCGGCGTCAACGCGGCCAAGGACTTCATCCGCACCGCCCTCGGGCGCGAGCGGCTGGGCCCGAACTACATGCACTTCCCGGCGTCGCGCGACATCGGCTACTTTCAGCAGCTGACCGCAGAGCGGTCGATCACGAAGGTCGTGTCGGGCCGCAAGTTCCGGGTTTGGGAGTTGCCGCCGGGCCGCGCGAACGAAGCGCTCGACTGCCGCGTCTACGCCTATGCCGCGCTGGCGGGCCTGCTCCACATGGGGCTGAAACTCAACAAGCGCGCTGGCGAAGTGGGAGCGGCGGAGACGGTCGACGAGCGGCCGGCCGTCGAGGCGGCCGAACCGCAGACTGCGACCGCACCGCTGCGCGCACCGGCGAAGTACCGCGGCGGGGCATCGGCGCGGCTGGCGTGAAGGTGGAGGCGTGGCGATGTTCAATCTGTCGCGCACCATCCTCGCCGGCATGGACCAGGCGACGATGCAAGCGAAGCTCACCGCGCTGCAGCAGGTCTATCTCGACCTGTCATCGGGAGCGACGGTGGCGTCCGCTAGCTACACGCAGGGCGACGGGGCCAAGTCGGTGACGTACCGCAACGTCGAGATGGCGCAGCTGACACAGGCGATCCGTCTGCTGCAGGCCCAGCTCGGCATCGTCTGCAACCCGCGGCGGCCGTCGCGCGTGCGCTTCACGTGACGGCGCTGCTCGGGCCGGACGGCCAAACGATCCCGGCGGCGACGATCGCCGGCATCCGCAACCGCGCGCGGGCGCTGACCGTGCCCGGGCGGACGCAGGCGCTGGCCGGCGGCGGCGGTCCGAGCGGCTACGGGCAGTACGGGGCCTATGCCTTCCCGTACGACGCGGCCCAGATCGACGCGCCCGACATGGCCGACTGGCTGCCGCTGGTCCGCTCGCCTGATTACGAGGTCAACACCTGGCGCGACCGGATCGCGGCGCGGGCCCGTGACCTGCACCGCAACGACGGCTGGGCCAAGGGGGCGATTAGCCGGATCCTCGATAGCACGATCGGGGCCAGCTATCGCCTCGTGTCGCGCCCCGACTACCGCGCACTGGCGCTTCACGACAAGGCGTTCGACGCGACCTGGGCCGCCGAGTTCGGCCGCGCCGCGGAGGCGCTGTGGCGCGGCTATGCCGAAGGCCTCGGCCACTGGAACGACGTCAGCCGGCGGCAGACGATCAGCCAGCAGTTCCGGATGGCGCTCGGCCAGAAGCTGGTCGACGGCGAGAGCGTGATCGCCGGCTATTGGCTGCCCGAGCGGGTCGGTGCCGGCGGCGCGCGCTACGCGACGTCTTTCCTCGGCATCGACGCCGACCGGCTGTCGAACCCGCAACAGCAGCCCGACACGCGCTTCCTCCGCGGCGGGGTCGAAGTCGACGGCTACGGCGTGCCCCTCGCCTACCACATCCGCAAGGCGCATCAGTACGACTGGTACAACGCCGTCGAGAGCGTGACGTGGGAGCGGGTGCCGTTCGAGGACGACGACGGCTTCCGCCGCATCTATCATGACTATGACCCGGATCGCTGGGGCCAGAACCGCGGCATCTCAATCTTTGCGCCCGTTCTCGGCCGGCTGCGGATGCTGGCCAAATATTACGGGATCGAGCTGTCGGCGGCATCGGTCGCCTCGGCCTTCGGCCTCTACGCGACGTCTCCGTTCGATCCCGAAATGGTGCGCAACGCGCTCGACGATGGCGACGACGCCGTCGAGAGCGCCTACGGCTGGTACCAGGACATGCGCGCGGACTTCCACCGCGACCGCGACCTGTCGGTGAACGGCGTCAAGGTGGCGACGCTGGCGCCGGGCGAGGACCTGAAGACCGTTGCCCCGGTTCGACCGAACAGCGGCTTCTCGCCGTTCACGCACGAGATGCTTCGCTCGTTCGCCGCCGTGCTCGGCATGTCGGGCGAGCAGGTCCACAACGATTATGGCGATGCGTCCTGGTCGTCAGCGCGGGCCGGCATCGTCGAAGCGGAGAAGACCTTCATCCGGCGGATGCAGGACTTCAACCTGAACACGGCGACGCCGATGTTCGCCGCCTGGCTCCGCGAGGCGCTCGACAACGGCGAGCTGCCGCTGCCGCGGCGCGTGCCGGACTTCGCCGAAGCGATGACGGCCTTTGCCCGGTGCCGCTGGCTTGGCGCGGCGCGCGGCTGGGTCGATCCGGTGTCCGAGCGGCAGGGTGTCATCCTGGGCCTCGACGGCGCGCTGTCGACGCTCGAGGACGAGTGCGCCAAGCAGGGCACAGACTGGGAAGAGAACGTCGACCAGCGCGCGATCGAGTTCAAGCGCATGGCCGAGCTCGGCCTGCCCCGCCCCGAGTGGATGGGAAGCGACAAGACGCCCGCTGACGACGCATCGGCAACCGATGCCGCCAAGAAACCGGAAAGGCCGCAGGCATGATGTTCGTCATGCTCACCCGTGCCGGCGGCAAGGTCGTCGTCCGGCTCCGGCCCGAGGCAATTGCCTTCATCGAGGAGATGCCGGTCGGTTGCGGCGTCCATCTGATCGGTGGCGAGCTGCTTCGCGTCAATGAGGACATCGACACGGTCGAGGGGCTCTGCAGCACCGTCACCGTCGCCGCCCCACTGCCGGCGCAGCCGGTACGGCGGGCCAAGCGCGCGAAGGCGTCGGCATGAACGTCTCGGCGCTGTTCAATCGGCCGGCCATGCTCCACCCTGGCGCGCGCGGGTTGGCGATGTCGCTGCTGTCCGACGATCGCCCGGCACGGCTGCCGCGGATGGGCAGTGCGCCCGAGTTGGCGATCGTCGGCGGCGTCGCGGTCGTACCGGTCAAGGGCATCCTGTTCCAGCGGCTCGGCTGGATGGGCGGCTATGGCGAATACCTCGGCGTCGGCGGCTACGATGTCATCGCCGCGCAGCTCGCCGCCGCCGCCGCCAGTTCCGACGTGCGGGCGATCGTGCTTGATATCGATAGCCCAGGCGGCGACGTCGCCGGCTGCTTCGATCTGGTCGACGACATCTTCGCGCTGCGCAAGGTCAAGCCCATCCACGCGATCCTTGGCGAGCGTGCGCTGTCGGCGGCCTATGCCATCGCCAGCGCGGCGGAGTCGATCACGGTGCCCCGCACCGGCGAAACCGGGTCGGTCGGCGTCATCTACATGCACCTGAGCGTCGCCGAGATGGCCGCGAAGGCCGGCATCGCCGTCACGCTGATCACCGACGGGGCGCACAAGGGCGAGCTGAACGAGTTCGTGGCTCTGTCGGATGAAGCCCGCGCGCGCGCGCAGGCCGATGTCGACACGGTCGGCGCGCTGTTTCGCGAAACCGTCGCCCGCAACCGCGATCTTCCGCTCGACCGTGTTCGCGACACCCAAGCCGGGACCTTCCTCGGCAAGGCGGGTGTCGAGATCGGCTTCGCCGATGCCGTCAAGGCACCGGACGATGCCTTCGTCGCCCTGCTGACCCAGCTCGGCTAGCCCCCGGGGGCGCTCGCCCCGCCTTACCTCAAGAGGTGACCATGCCCAACCTGCTCATGGCGGGCGCGAGCCGTTTCGCGCATCTGGCCGGCTTCCGCCCCCGCGCCGCCGATGACGACATCGACGACGCCGACGACAAGAAGTCGAAGTCCAAGGCCCGGGCGGTCGAGAATGACGACGACATGGATGACGACGGCGACGACAAGCCGAAGTCGTCGAAGAAGTCGAAGGCTGCCGACGACGACGGCGATGATATCGAGGATGCCGACCAGGCCAAGAAGTCGAAGGCGTCCGATGACGACGACGACATGGAGGCCGAGGAAGAGGACGACGACGAGCGCGAGATGAGCGGCCAGGGCAGCAAGGCCGCCGCGCGTCGCCGCGAGCGCGCCCGTTGCGCCGCGATCTTCGCCCACCCATCCGCCGCCGCCAACCCGGCGCTGGCGGCATCGCTCGCCTTCGAGACGACGCTGTCGCGCAAGGCCGCTGTTGCCGTCATGTCGAGCCAGCCCAAGGCCGCGGCTTCGACGCGCGCCTCGCGCTCTGCCGCCAACCCTGCGCTCGGCGTCGATGGTCCGCCGGCGAAGGCCGCCGCCGGCTGGGATCGCTCGCTCGCCAAGCTCGGCATCAGCCCGCGCCGCTGATCCGGCCTAACCCGAAAGGAACAATCTGATGGGCAACCCCACCGTCACGCCGCTCGTCGAGACCCGCCACGATGGCGGCTATCGCATGTGGACGGCCGAGAACAACATGATCAGCCCGGCGAAGATCACGCTCGGGTCCGGCGCGGGCGTCGTCGTCGCCGGCACCGTGCTCGGCCAGGCGACGCTCGGCACGACCGCCACCGCTGCCCCGCTCGGCACCAACGTCGGCAACGGCACCTTCGGCGCGATCACCGTCACTGCGCCGGCCGTGCCGGGCGCGTACGTCGTCGAGTTCGACAGCGCGACCAACTACATCGTCAGTGCACCGAACGGCCAGGAAGTCGGTCACGGTACCACCGGCGCGGCGTTCGCTGCCGGCGGCCTTGGCTTTACCATCACGGCTGGCGGCACCGCCTTCGCGGCCGGCGACAGCTTCACGGTCACCCCGGCGGCGGGCACGGGCAAGTGGGCACCGTACAACCCGCTCGCGGGCGACGGCACGGAGGTCGCTGCCGGCATCCTGTTCGGGACCCGCGACGCGACGTCGGCCGATCAGCGAGCCGTCGCCGACGTGCGCGGCCCGATGCGGGTGAACGTCAACGAGCTGATCTGGGGCGCGAACGTCACCACCCAGCTTCAGCAAACGACGGCGCTCGCGCAGCTGCAGGCGCTCGGCATCCTCGCCTCGTAATCCAACCCGCGAAACGCGCCGGGCCTCGGTCTCCGGCCACACCCGAAGGACGGAGATAATCCTATGGCTACGCTCAACATCTTCCGCAACGACGCCTTCTCGATGCTCGAGCTGACCAGCGCGGTCGAGCGCATTCCCTATCTGCCGTCGTTTCTCGGCGACCTCGGCATCTTCACGCCGAACCCGATCCGTACCACGGCGCTGGCCGTCGAGGAGCGCACCGGCCAGCTCAGCCTCGTGCCCATGTCGCAGCGCGGCGAGCCGCCCGCGAGCGACCGCACGACCGAGCTGCGCAAGATGCGCTACTTCGAGGTGCCGCGCCTCCTCCAGGGCGACACCATCCAGGCGTCGGAAATCCAGAACGTCCGCGCCTTCGGCGAAGACAGCACCTTCATGCAGATGCAGGACGAAGTCATGCGCCGGCTGGCCGGGCCGACGGGGCTGATCAACCTGATCCAGTATACCTGGGAGTACCAGCGCCTCGCGGCCATCCAGGGGCTTCTGCTCGACAGCGACGGGTCGGTCCGCTACAACTGGTTCGACGAGTTCCAGATCACCGCACCGGTTGAGGTCGGCTTCAACCTCGCCGCCGGCCTCGGCACCCTCAAGCACCCGATCAACGTGGTCACCCGCGGCATGTGGCGCGCGGCCAAGGGCGCGTTCATCCCGGGCCGCACGAAGATCTACGCGCTGTGCGGCGACGGCTTCTGGGATGCGTTCGTCAACCATCCCGACGTCATCCAGACCTATGCCAACTGGGAGGCGGCGGCGACGCTCCGCGAGAAGCAGGCGTTCGAGGAGTTCTACTTCCTCGGCATCTACTGGGTTAACTATCGCGGGTCGGACGACAACTCGACGATCAAGATCGCCGACGACAAGGTCCGCTTCTTCCCTGTCGACGCGCCTGGCGTCTTCGAGAAGGCTACGGCTCCCTGCGAAGCGATCGAGTACGTCAATACGCCGGGCAAGGATTATTACGTCATGCCCATCTTCGACCTGCAGCGTAACTTCTGGTGGCGGATGGAGGTCTATTCCTATCCGCTGTTCATCTGCAAGCGCCCCGAGGTCCTCTTCTCGGGCCGCTCGGAAGCCTGATGATCGACTGGGACGCCCTCGTTCTCGCGCCCGTCATGGGCGTCTTCGGCGAGGGCGTCGCCAGCGACGGCACCGATCAGACGGTCATCTACGCGCCCGCGTCCGGTTCGCCGCCATTCCACCTTGCCGGCGCGGTGTTCGACCGTGAATACCAGCAGGTCGTGCTGCAGGGCGACGGCAGCGAGAATACCACCCGCAGGCCGGTCCTCGGCGTCCGCACGTCCCTG